ATGAAGCTCGCGTAGAACCAGCCTTGAGACCTTCTGTATTATATGTTGGAAAAAACTTGACACCACTCTTCTCGCCAACAACCTCAACATCTTTTATGAAAGTTTTACTTGTTCCCCCAAACGAGGTAATAATCGCAGTTTGGGCTGTTGCATCTCCCGACCATGCAAATACTTTGGCCGAGGCGGTTACTTCATTGGGGTCATCTAAATTAGCCTTTTGCTGAATTATTTCGCCAATTTGAAATTGGCCACCATAAGGATTGTCCCTGGGATTATATATTGTCGGAAATGGATTGTCTATAATCAGAGAAAGTCTAGTGGGCGGGGATTCAGACTCCAAAAATTCATAATACGATTTCAAAAACTGGACAAAATTATCATGATCTTCCCTAATAAAATCGGGAATCTGTTCTTCGATGATCGCAGAAATTTTGTTGTTTTTAATAGCCATATTATTCTAGTAGGTACTCGAAGAAGATGCTCTTGTGACACCAATCGTTCCGCCTATAGACGAAGCATCATCTAACATACTAACTATTAAATCAGAATCTCTAATCGTGAGCAATTGATTATGGTTTGGAACAATATCATTATTCTTGGGGTTGACTGTAATAGATAGTGTTCCCCCACCAGACACAGTTGTCGGTCTAAATCCAGTAAGGACTATTTTCCCTGTAATATAATCAATGGTTCCTGCGTCAGAAGAAACAACAGTCGATTGCCCCGAAACTATTTGCACCACCCCATCTACGTCCCTCAAAGTACAACTGGTGTGCCCTGCATAGTTAAACGGGCTACTGCTCAATGTTCCTTGATGCCCAGCATGGGGATGATATAAGGGATTAGCAAACTTAATAGTATAGTTTGTTGATGCACCAAGAGTAGGAACAATCTCTGCGCGTAAATTGATGCTAGTTTCGTTGTTTACAATACCAGCATTGTAGCTATCAATGGTATATACTAGATTAGAATATCTAAAGTAGGTTTCAAATTTTTCGAGATTGTTCTGCCCCCAATTCACAATTTCATTTATAACACCTGCCCTTAATGTGGCATCGGTTAATGGAGTTAATCGACTATCCCACTTAACAGAAGCATTGATAACCAAGAAGATATACTCTGGGTCAACAAGAATCGGCTCTACTGTAATAACATTTCGACTCTTTAGGATATTCTTTTTAATGTTTTCTTTTTCGGTATCCGATAGAACATATCCTTTAACAGGCTTTATAGAAAGATATACTTTACCATATTGTGGCGGATCATTTTCTTCTCCGCCCCAACATCGAACAGCGTCCAACTGAGGATAGTCAGATAATACCTTTACCACATAATCGTCTGTCGTAACTGCTCGATTTTGAGCCTCATAGTTTCTAGGGGCCAAATATTTAATCGAGGCCAAATCTTCTTGAGCCGCACCAGCGGCTGCTTTTTCGACCAAAAATACTGTCGGAGCATACGTTATCGTCGAACTCTTAATTCCATAGAATGGCGACTTAATAGGATCTGATTTAAATATAGTTGCACCATTACCGGCATCACCTTCAGAAACAACATAGGTAATGTCAATGACATTTCCGTCTACAGGCTTGGCCCCAATATTTCCGTCACCAAAATAAATTTCGTACTTGTTGTTTAATGTCTCTTGAATAAAAAATACTTTACTATCTGAAGTAATTGAGGCATAATCATCAGAAAGAGTATAGATTTCTCCAGCCGTTCCTGATAGTGTATCGGTAACCAAAACAGTAATCGTCGAAGTATCTATCCCTTCATTGGGTATAATGAATTGTTGATTTTTTATCTGTGTGTTATATACATACTGAATTGACGAATATACACCTTGGGTAATTTCTATATTTGATGCAATATATGGAACAACACCCGACGAGGAAGACGACGAGACTAAAAATCCTCCATCAGAGTTTGTTGTAGGAGTGGCCGTATATGAACCTGTTGTCACAAACCCATAGGTCTTGTTACTCATTTCAGTCAAAAATACAGAACCTTTGGGAATCACAACATGTGTTCCTAATCTCGTTATATCAGTATCAAATCCACCCAGGTCATTTGGACTGAATGTAATGTCTACTTTGGCCTTTGCGCCTATGACAGATCTGGGAGTATAGCCCAATTGCTTGGCTAACGAAACAGCCGAAGAACGCAAGGTGGCCGAGTCCAAAAACATCTCATTGGCAATCATATTTGTATAGAATGCATTATAGTGCGTATTGTATGAAAGCAAATCTAGAAGAACGGACATTCCAGAACCTTCAAAATCATAATCTGTGAATTGGGTTTGTGCTTTCAAATAATCCTTCAGACTATTCTTGATTAGATCAAAATCAAGTTCGGTAACTTTAAGTTTACTTGTTGAATTGCTTGCCATTTATCTGATTCTCTCTAGGAAAAAGGTGACTTGTCTTGCTATGGGTTCGTTGATGACAAAGAATTTAATTGTAACATGATATGCGTTTTCAGCAGACTGAGCAATGACCTTCACTGAGGTTAGGTCAACTCGGGGCTCAAAATTATTCACAACCTCTTCGATTGACTTTTGAATCGTAATAGCCGTAGAAGGCATGATGTTATCAAACAACGAGTTTTTAATCTTACATCCTATTTCAGGATGAAATGGCCGCTCATAATGGCTCGTAAATATCAAATTTTTCAGCGACCGGACAACAGCAGCATCGGATACAAGAGTATTCAACTGTTTGGTGTTTGGATGAATATCAAAATCCAAATCCAAATCGGAAAATACTTTATTTTTTGAAGATAATAATGCCATAATTCTCTCTATTAGTGAAGGCCTTCAACCTATTTATATGAATTTTCCTTATGTTATCTATGCAATATTATAGTTATCCGGACACTCTTTTGAATCTAAATATATTGGTCAAATTGTTAGTCCCCACAAAATACATTAGGACTTCCTGCGGCCGCAGTAGAGGAACACCCCGTGTTTATAGGATCACCAACCCGAGCCATCCCCTTACCATTTACCTTAACTGTCCCCGAACCAGAGTCCAACTTACCACCATGAGTATTGGGGTTGTTACCACCCTTGTCGTGTTCAGCCCATGAATCCCCCTCCCGATGAACCGCTATTCCGTTCACATACACATTGTCCGATCCTTCTATATTTTTCCGCGCCGGGTAGGACCCATGCCCCGAGCAAAGCTGACCTAGTAGATGTACTTTTGCCATGTTATCTCCTATTATTCATCTATTCTGGATTGAGATTAATATTTGGGCCACCTTTTATAGTATAATCCCCTGTGCTAGTCATTGTGGTCGCGCCGGAGGTCGACTTAAGTGACATTCCGGCCGAATCTAAACTATAATTCTTTGTAATCTTCTGTGTTTTATCCACATGTATAGTCTCGGTTGAAGATCCATCAACAGTTATAGTATGGTTCTTACCTATAATTTCCTCTAAATTATTATCAATTTCCTCAAACTTTCCTCCACCAACTACTCTTTCTGTCATTTCACCATACAAAATTATGTTACGTTTAGTAGTTGCCTTATTATTATCATAGGCTTTGGGGTTACCATAAATCTCGGTTGTGACTCCATCTACGTTAAGTTTGTAATCATTGGCATATTCAATCTTTACATCTCCACCTTCATTACCTCGCCCCTTACCTGCCTTTGTTGGGTCAATTGGATTTCCAACATAATGAAAATAATTAGAATGATGATCGTGTGTCACCTCGTCTGCAATTTGTTCAGTATATTTACCCTTGACTAGCAAGTTATAATCGCCATCAACCTGATGAGTAAAATTACCTTTGGTGTATAAATTACAGTCGCCTTCAATAGTGACAACTGCACTACCTTGAATATTTACCTTATCGTGACCGACGATAACTGTAAAATTATCTCGGACAATTTTTTCTACTTTAGTTCCACTCGGAAATATTTCATAGTATGTTCCAGAACGATGCGATTCTTTAATACGCTCTGCTCCTGGAGTATCATCAGCCTCAAACAAATGCCCGCTTTCTGTTTCGCGCACATGATTGTATGGATACTTTGCATTGAATGGGTTTGCAGGTTGTTGGGTAGTAGGATTAGGTGTTCCGTCCCAAGCTGCTGGTTTATTATCGGGTGGCACCCCATCTACAGTATCTTTAAACGTCGCAACAGAAACATCAAAAATTCGTTGTGAATCGTGAACTTCAGTTAAGGTATCTAGTTTTTCTCCTCTAGTTTGTCGAGGAGTATTTGCTTCTGTAATTTCAGAATCCAACCCCTTAGCAGTAGATTGTGGATGGTCTTCTGATACTAATGTCCCCCCTCCAATTAAATCAGGAACAACTTTTCTAGGAGCATAAGCCACATAATCATTAACATTTCTTACTCGGTCATCTTTAAATCCATCAGCACCTTCAATTCGATAATCGCTCCCCACAAAATCACCAGGAACATCGTCCTTCATAAACACACCAGGTAATTGGGTATGGGGTATTTTAATCTTCTGTTTTATTGTAAACAATTTGGTAAAAAAGCTCATGATATTTTACTCAATATTCTACTCACATATTGATATGCCTCAAGAGGGCTGTCGCTCTGAGGAACGGCAGTTTTAGTAGTTCCTTTAATAGCCGAAATAGCATCTTTTGCCGAAATTGTCTTTTGTTTTTTAATTTTATTTCCATTTTCGTCGGTTGCATCTTCAGACGAATTAGTAATTGCCTCATCTGCTGCTGTTGCACTAAGCCCATTTCCTTCTGCAAGGCCTTCCGAAAGTTTTCCTGCCTTTGCATTAAAGGCTTCTTCTGCGCTTCCAGGTTCACCTAACAGACATTCCGAAGCCTTTTTAAATCCAGAAAAGGCGGCCGCCAATGCGTCTCCAGGAAGCGACAACACATCTATACCTAAAGAACTAACATCAACTGCGCCGGATCTTATTGCCTCCATAACAGCTTCTAACTCTGTAAATCCTTCAGAAACCTTATCAAACTTTGAGGCAAGATTGTCTGAGACTTGAGCTGCCACATCAATGGCCGCTTTGGCCAAAACATTTGCTTCCTTACTTGCCGCCGATGAAACTTGAGATGCCAGCTCGGTCAGCAGATCAGTCGGCGACGGAAAAGATAGGCCGAGAATCTTGGGGCAAATTGGTTCAATAGGCATTAGTGCTGACAATAGACGAGAATCAATCGCATCGGCGGGAAGAGAAATAATATCAGGCAATTCAGGCAATCCAGGTAATTCAGGCAATCCAGGCAATTCAGGCACACTTACATCTACATCAAGAGCTGAGGCAGCCTCCTCAAGATTAAGCAAATTGTCTATAAAGTCTCCTACTGTATGTTTAGCCATTATACGCTCCTGTATTAATTGTTCCTAGAATTACACGGTCTTGTGCATCTTCACCATCTCGAAAAAATCCAAGAACCCAGGTTCCTTCTTTTGGAGAATGAACTTCGCCTTGTGCGCTATTGAGAGGAAGCATAGGATATGCCCAAGGAAGATGTTCTGTTGGAACTTCTTCTCGACTATCGCTATCAAATCCATAGGCACGAACTCTCATTCGCCCAATCCCGAGCGGGTCCATTCGGTCTTCTATGACACCTTCAAACCAAATAAATCCATCTCGCCCCATTCCCTTTTTCATTTTGTAATTCCTCTACGCTTCTTTTCATCTGCAATCCATTTCTGGGCAATATGATTTTGCGGCTCAATTTTAGTAAATTTAGAAGCACGCTTATAGGCTACCGTTGATTCTTTTTTATAGTCTTTACCTTTTGAATTATCTATCACGACAAAATCCCTACCAAACAATCTCTGAAATGCACCAATATTACGCTGAACTGATCCCCACATTTTTTCAACTTCGTTTCTTGGCAACTTTCTAGGCCTATCTGCATTTCTTTGTAATGCAGTCTCTAAGTCTGTGTTGACAAAGAGCATCATGGTGTCATATCCCATCCGGACAAGAGCTTTTCTTTGCGTATTAATTCTATCATACTTTTTTCCAGTTCCATCAATAACCAAGCCAAGCCTTCCAAGCAATGCAGCTTCTTGTTTCTTTAGAGTCAGGGCCTTTGCTGCCGGACGAATAACTTCCTGCGCTCGTTTAGAAAAAACATTTTCGGGAGTCGGCGCTATTCCCGCCTTTTTTAGAGCCTTTTCAAAAACATCATCTGAATTGATTAGGCGCAAACCTAAAGCCATCAAGCCTGATTGGTCTGCCATAAAAGTTTTTCCAGACCCAGGCCCTCCAGC